ACATCAATGGGAGATCTTTCACACAAGTTCGTGGCTGGCCTACAAGCTGGCACATTCGCTGTGGACTTCTTTAATGACTGGGCTGCATCTCAGGTTATGACAACACTAAATGCTGCAGTTGGTCAGACTTTGGCTGTATCGATGATTACTGTAAAAGGTACAGCGGTATCAGCTACTAACCCTACATACCAGTTCAGCATCTTGGTAAATAACTTAACACCTGTAAATGGTGGCGTAGCCGATGAAGCTGCCTCCAGCCTGTCTTTTACAGTTAATTCTGTAATTACTGTTTCATCCTCTGTAGCGTTCTAACCAATTACGAAAGGGCAATCAAATGGCAAAACTCAAAATAACAAGGGCAACTGGCGAGGTTACTGAACATCAAATAACCCCGGCAATCGAGTTTGCCTTTGAAGCGTATAAAGGCAAGGGCTTTCACAAAGCATTTAGAGATGACGAGAAGCAGTCAGATGTTTTCTGGCTGGCTTATGAATGTCTAAAGCGCGCAGCTGTAACTGTACCTATGTTCGGGTCAGAGTTCGTAGAGATGCTTTCAAAGGTGGAAGTGCTAGACGATGACCCGGAACTATAGGGCGCGATTCATTTACTTACTTGGTCGCACGACTGAGTTTAGAAACTTCGATAGCGCCCAATGATTTATTAGCACTAGATAGCAGGATGTTTAAGGCTTTACTACTAGCCATTAAGGATAGGAATAAGGAGATCAAGAATGCCAACAAGAGTCGTAGGCGGCATTGAACTTCGCAAAGCCTTAAAAAAATTTACACCTGATCTTGCTATTGAAACTCGAAAAGAATTAGCAGGGTTATTAAAACCTATGACTGTTAAAGCTCGTGGCTTTATCCCATCCGAAGCTCCCCTATCGGGTTGGGCTAAAGTTAAACAAGGTAGTCGCTGGCATTGGGATAACCGTGCGGCTAAAGGTGGCATTGGATATAAGACAACTCCAAGCCGACCTAATAGAAATGGTTTTAGATCGTTAGCACGTATTCAAAATGCATCAGTATCTGGAGCAATCTATGAAACTGCTGGGCGCAAAAATCCCGGTGGCAATTTCAGTCCACGCCTACCTCAAACTATTGCTGGAGAAGGTAAGAAATCTGGGCGTGCAATCTTTCGAGCTTGGACAGAGGATGGCGGCAAGACAACAGCAGCTGTTCTTAAAGCTATTGAAAACTCCAAGGTTAAATTCTATAAGGCTGTAGGTACTAACTAATGGCTATGAACCCATCGTTAGTAGTTGAGTTAGCAGCTGAATGGACTGGCAAAAAAGCATTCAAGCAAGCCGATACTGCAACTCAAACTTTAACTAAAAATGTTAAGAGTTTAGGCAGAGCCATTGGTATTACATTTAGTGCTGCAGCAGTACTTGCCTACGGTAAAGCATCTGTAAAGGCTGCAGCAGCCGATATTAAGGCTCAACAACAATTAGCTTTAGCCCTAAAAAATGTTGGGTTGGAACGCGATGCAGCAACAGCTGAAGGATACATCCAACGCCTTCAGAAAGAATTTGGCATACTTGATGACAAGCTGCGCCCGGCGTATGCATCTTTGGCTATTGCCACTAAAGATATTGCTGAAACCCAGCGCATACTTGGAATCGCGTTAGACATCAGTGCTAACACTGGTAAAGATTTTAACGCTGTAGTTGCCGCATTAAGCAAAGCATATTTAGGAAACAACACAGCACTTAGCAAATTAGGCGTTGGTATATCTAAAGCTGATCTAAAGGCTAAATCATTCCAAGATATTAGCGAGCAACTGGCTGTTACCTTTGCTGGCTCAGCTAAGAAATCTGCTGACTCATTCGCTGGCTCAATCGACAAACTGGCTATTGCTTCAAACAACGCTAAAGAAATTATTGGTACAAGTCTTATAGGGGCTTTACAATCGTTAAGCAAAGACAACACTATGGCTGACTTAGCCAGTGGTATTGAAAGTGCTGCTAAGTCACTTGCTAACTTTGTTGATTCTATTGTGTATCTAAAAGATCAAATCAAATCAATACCGGGCTTTGGCCTTGTAACATATTTAGCCAGTGGAGTTACTGATCTGTTAGGCAGGTTTAGCCCACAGCATTTAGCCGAATTAATTAAGCAAATTAAAGGTTTTCAAGGTATGGGTAACGTAGCCATGACTGGCGGCTCAAACATGGATACCCAGAAGTATGATGCTAAGCAAAAAAAGATATTAGCTGATCAGGTTAAAGCAACTCAAGCGGCAGCAGCTGCAAAAATTAAAGCAGACAAACTAGCAGCTGCTAACGCGTTGAAGTTAAAGAAAGCATCTGCGCTATTTGATCTGGACAAGATAAGTATCGCTGCTGCCCTTAAAGGCAAGATCACCGAGGAGGAAAAGACTCGCCTACTTCTCATGCAGGCAATAGCCAATGAGGATGCAGATAAGGCTGAGGCACTAGCTAAGAAACTCGAGGAGATTCAAAAGAAAAACGAGGAAATCGCTAAGCAACTTACTGAGATTTCAAAGACTGATAATCCCTTTGCGGCATGGGCAACCAGCCTTGGCACAGTCACTAGCATTCTAAGCGGATTACCTGCTATTACGGATGCTTCTGGAAACCTCACAAGCCGTGGTAAAAATAATATTCCGCAAGATATAATCGATCTCATTGATCCACCTGCGGATCTACCTACTCCATTAGCGCCAGATACAAACCCATTTGGATTTTCTTTACCTTCATATTTGGCTGACACAATACCTTACATTCCTTGGAATACATCTAATGAAATGCCTGCCACAAACTTCGCACCTATGCCTACTCCATCGGATAGTTACGGTTCAGGCCATGGATTCTCAGTACCGGGCGGCGTACCGGGTGGGGTTACAGTAAACGTAACGGGCTCAGTGATTATGCAGGATGAATTAGTTAAAGTTGTAAACGATGCCGTAATTGCAGCTAATACAAATGGTTACAACAATTACAGACCGGGTGCGATCCTGCCATGACAATTCCAGTGATTAACGCCATTATTAACTTCTCAACAGGTGCTGGCTTTGCCTCACCCATGATTATCGATGCTGGCATCATTGGCGTTAATGCCTTGGCAGATAGCACAGCTGTAGTTGTAGATGTGTCCGATGTAGTTGATTCAATCAAGACCACTAGAGGCCGTACAGCCAATTCAGATGTATTTCAGACTGGCACTATGAGCCTACGCATCGTGGATCAAAATGGATATTTTAATCCGATGAACACAGCCAGTCCGTATTACAACTTGCTTACTCCAATGCGCAAGGTACAGATCACGGCTACCTATGGAACTACTACTTATCCAATCTTTGCTGGCTACATAACTTCATACAGCACCACTACCCCTAAAGATGTAGGCGAAGTGGTTTACACAACCATTCAAGCTGTAGATGGCTTTAGGCTGGCACAGAACGCGCAGATAACCACAGTGACAGATGCAACTGCTGGACAGAAAACTGGCACACGGGTAAACAAATTGCTTGATGCTATTGGTTGGCCTAGCGGTATGCGAGATGTTGATACTGGTTTGACCACAGTACAAGCTGACCCGGGAACAGCTCGTACTGGACTAGGTGCGCTACAAACTATTGAGTCCACAGAGTACGGCGCGTTATACATGGATCGATCCGGTAACTTCACCTTTCAAGATCGCACAGTTACTACAGCTAGTGTTGCTGGTACTGCCACAGTCTTTAACGATAACGGCACAGGTATTCAATACAACAATGCCTTATGGAAACTAGACGATACCTTAGTATTTAACAAGGCCAGCATTACCCGTACAGGTGGCACAGCACAAATTGCTAGTGACCAAACATCAATAGATAAATACTTTCTGCATTCATATCAGGAAACAAACCTGCTCATGGAAACAGATGAGGATGCGTTAAACAATGCTCGCGCATACGTTGCATCCAGAGCTGAAACTGCTATCCGATGCGATGCCGTAACCCTTGATCTTTACACAGCTAATTACAACGCTGGGATCGTTGCCGCGTTAGGGCTTGATTTTTTTGCTCCAATCACTGTTACCACTACACAGCCCGGCTCATCAAGCCTTACTAAGACACTACAAATATTCGGTATAGGTCATGACATTAAGCCGAACGCATGGAAAACAACCTTCACAACGTTAGAGCCAATCATCGATGGCTTCATCATTGGATCGACTAACTACGGAATTTTAGGCACAAATGTACTTTCATACTAGGAGGAAATAAATGGCTACAGGACTACCAGCAGTTACTGGGGATGTGCTAACTAGCGCGATGTTTAACGGGCTAGTTGCTTTCACCATCAATGCACAGACAGGTACAACCTATACAGCGGTATCAACCGATCAGTATCAGGTGCTAGTAACCATGTCTAATGCTTCTGCTAACGCTTTCAAAATACCTACTAACGCATCCGTAGCTTTCGCTACTGGTACAGTAATTACAGTTATGAATGTTGGTGCTGGTACTTGCACCATCTCAGCTGTAACCAGTGGAACTACTACAGTGCTTTCAGGTGGCGCAACAGCTGCTGCTCCGACACTTGGACAGTACAAGTCAGCTGCACTAATTAAGACCGGTACAGATGCTTGGT